GCATTCGGTGGTCAGTTATCAGAATTTATGGATGACTACCTAATAATTGGAATTAAAGCAGGGACGAAACAAAGAATGGTCCTAGATTGCGTATCAGTTGAAAAACGAAAAGGTGAAATGAAGGAAATAGTTAAGCGAGCTATGAATTGGGCAAATAAGGATGAACTGGGAAAAGCTGAATGATTTTCCTCCTCCCTTAGTTCGATGTTTAGCTAGGGTAAAAGCAAGGGGTCGGGCGGTTAGAGCATTAACCGACCAAGAGGTTGCAATTGGCTCAGGCGGACTGACGACCATAAAGGTTAGGGAGTTATCAAAGTTTACTAGTTGGTCTGAAGTTCCCATAGGTGAGGCAAAGCAGTTTTGTGATGGTTGTAGATTTGACCCATTTTCAAGTGCGGACCGGAATCGTGCAGGGGCATACATGAGGAGTAATCCGCAATTTATATTTTTAAGGCACCACCCACATTGGGAGTCAACATTCCTGCCATTGGTAAAATTAATTAAAGATGCCTAGAGATAAAAAGTTTAGCGATGAGGAGGTGGGTGCTTCCATGAAGAAGGCTAAGATGTCTAAGCCTAAAGCCGCCGAAATACTTGGCGTTACGCTTAATCACTTCCATAGAATAATAAGTCGGTCGGATAAGCTAAAAGCATTATATAACCCTACTCAAGTAGGCGACCCCATCCCTGACAAGATAGAACTACTTACGAGGAGTGAAGATAAGCCATTGACTGAAAGTGAGGCAGTGGCCGCTATCGAGCCACAAGGGGAATACTTAAAGGCATTAAAGGGGCTTGGGTTAAAAGCAGAGACAATAAAGTCCATCCGTGCCTTTGAGAAGTTTGAAAAGCATACAGGTTTATTAATGGTGGAGGCGTTAAAAGGCTACCAATCCTTAAATATTCAGCAGAATATGCAACTCTATGAAGTCTCGCAGAGACTTAAGGAGGAACTAGAAACCACAGAAATGGATCCGGAGATGAAACTTCAGTACATCCGTTCCCTAACCCAAGTAAGTTCAGAAATAGGCAAAGGGTATGATAGGACGCTTACAGGAATAAACATTATGTTAAAGATGCATAATGATGAGCAGTCTAAATCTAAGAAGAAGGCGGGCTTCCAACCACTTAAGAACCTCCAACAGATGAAAAAAGATGCCGAAGGAGATAGCTAATCAGGAAATTGAACTACTTCTCGACACTTTAAGCCAAAAGGAGAAAACAGTAGTGTTATTAAGGGTGTATGATGATAAAACCTTTACGGAAATAGGGAAGGAAATTTCTTTATCACGCACGAGGGCAGAACAAATATATAAAAAAGCGATAAGGAAATTAAGGCATCCTAGAAGGCTTAGGTATTTATCCTTTATAGGGTTGTACCACGACCCTGACTTAATTGAAGGTGATTTTGAGGTGGATAACTTCGTTAAGTGGTTCGAGGACTACTACAATAATCCACCCGATAAATATAAACTTAAAGCAAGAAAAAAGAAAAATAAAAAGAAAAAGGAGCGGCTTACCCCTTATGGTATTCTCTATGATGCTCCTTTAGTCGGAATAGCGCATTGGAGGGGTTTAAAGAGAGAAGTATTACCAGGAGTTTTTATGCATGTCGACCAAGCTTAATAAAGACCTATTGGCCGAGAGGCTGGGTCAGGCAATAAAGGATGAGGGTGAAGTTGAAACACCACCATGGAGCCCTAGTCTCACTCCCACCCAACAAGAGATGTTTGATTCCTCGGCTCTGTATATTCTTGCATATGGCGAAAGAGGAACAGGGAAAACCTACATATTAGGGGGGCATAAACTAGTCAGACATTTATGGGAAAACTTTAATGCACTGGCAGTATTAATAGTAGGTATAAAATCTCAGGCTACAATGGGGGGAGTTTGGCATAAGTTAAAAACAGAAATACTACCACTCTGGGAAGATGGGATTGGCATGCATGTCGCAGGGGAAAGGCAGGACGCACAGAAGAATTTATATATAGAGGTATCTAATAGATTTGGCGGAACAAGTCAGGTGTACCTAGTGTCCGCACCATATGGTAGCTTTATTAAAGATAGGATTAAGGGATTTGAGCCAAGTTATGTATTTGTAGATGAGTTAACAAATTTAGATACAGACGATTATTTCAATGCTGTAGTTCAGCAGTTAGGTAGAAGACCAGGTATTGACTCGCCAATGCAGTACACCGCAGCCTGTAATCCTGACGGCCCATCGCATTGGGTTTATAAACGATTTTTTAAAACACCACTCAGGGATGGTAAGTATAATGAGGATTACTTTGTAAGGCATTTAAGGATTGAGGATAATAAGGATAATCTCCCGGCAGGGTATTATGACCGGATTATGGAGGCTATCTCCGATGACCCGATTGAAGAAGCCCGAATGGTTAGAGGGGAATGGGTTGATCGGCCGGCAGGCAACGCAATTTATAAACCTTACTTCGTGGAGGGAGTGCATAGTAAAGCTGAGTACCACCCATCTACTAAATTTCCGATTATATGTGGGTGGGACCCTGGTTCGGTTAATAATGCGATGATATTCATGCAAAGCATAGTTATGGGTGGAAAGTCAGTCTGGTTGGTATTTGATGAAATAATACACAACGAAGAGCATATTCCATACACGCAACTAGTGGTAGAGGTGTTCAGGAAGATGAAGTACTGGAATCAAAAACTAGACCATGAGTTTAAGTATATCCATATATCGGATAATTCTGCATTTAATCAGTATAGGGCAAAGACAGGGTCTTACGATGTTAGGGACATAGAGGAGATATCAAGGGAGAAACTAGAAAGCTTTAGGGAATACAACCTTGAGGCGATAAAGCTAAAAGCGGCACCCAAGTTCAATGGGTCGGTAGAAACTAGAATAAGGCTACTTATTGCCAAGCTACAGAATGAGGAGTTTCTTCTTTCTAATAAATGCACATACCTAAAGAAGATGTTTTTTGGTCTAGTGTCAGAGAACACTAGCGGTAGCTTCGACCCAATGAAGTCATTTAAGCCTAAAAGAAATCAATATGTCCACTCCCATGATGCGATGACATACCCAATTCTGTATTACCATGCAGGCCCAGGTGCAATACAAACAACAAAGTCAGAGATTATCGAAATCAATGCTTGATTTAATGACCTAATATATTAGATTCTAAAATATGAACACGATTCTACTAGACACTACGGACGATGAAAAAACACAAAATGCTTTCTCTGGGGTAAGCGAAGGACAAACGGTTGAGATGACCGTACAGGTTCTTATAAGTGAGAAGACTGACGAGAGAATTGCCGGAACAATTAAACTTCCTGTTGACGAGGTTAGGCGCATGCGAAGTGATATAGATGACCAGAATGACGCAAACGAAATGGCCGATGAGGATGAAGAGCCAGAGTCTGAGATTCCAGGTGGTGTACTTCGGTCTATGACAAATGGGTGATTTTCAAACTCCTGCATCACTTGCAGTTGAAATACACTATAAAAAACTAGACCTTCAGGATAAATGGAACGAAAGAAGAATCTCAAGACTATGTGGTTTTATTCGAATAAATCGAATGGAACTAGCAGCTTTAATTGGGGTACCTTTTCAGACTTTCCAAAGGCAACTATCAAGAAGGAAAATAAATTTTTCGGCATGCATTCTACTTACAATTTTGGAACATTCCATAATTGGAGACTATGTCGATGACACAATACCAAATGTAATAATGGAGCCTTATGGTAAACTTAGACATACTCAAGAAATTCGGATGCACGCATGAACGCTTAATGCAGATATTTACGGAGACTGACGAGAACTCCGATAATTTTCGAATAAGGGCAAAATTTGAAGACCAAATAGAGTCGAGGGTCCGGCAGGGCATATTTCATTCTGCCAAGCATAGTAATCTCTATATGTCTGTTGATTTAGCATGGGACACTCTCCCTATTAATAAGGCATCAATTCCATTACTTCAGTACGCTCAAGGTAAGATAGATATTGAAGATGCGGCTCAAGGTTTAACTGACGCAGGATGTTCGGAGCAGTTTTGCGAGTACGATGAGGAAGGTACATTAAAAAATATCAACCTACAGAACTTTTATGATGTTTCTGTCGATATTATTAGGTCTTACGTAACTCGAAGGGTTGCCGCACAGGTATCTCGTTTTTCGAACTTATTTCCGTATTTTAAATATGAACCAAGAGGGACATCATCTGTCGATAAGCTAAGGGCAGATGCTCTCAGTCAAAGGGTGGAGGTGATTGCTGATCAGTTTAACTATAGGCACTTATTTGCTCAGGGCATTAGAGATATGTTCATGTATGGGCATGTTGTAATGTTTCCATCGCAAGCGTGGACTAGAGATGTCCAGTGGAAAGTTAATAAAGATAGAGAAAGTGGAGTTAGTAGTTATGTATGCAAAGAGGGTATTGACTTTATTAAGCCACACCCGACTAGAGTTATGCATGACCAGTCCGCACCAATGGCGGATATTAATACCGATAACGGCCCTAGTTGGTTAGGGTATTGGGATATTGTTCAATTTAGTGACATCTCCGAAAACTCTGGGTATTGGAACACGGACGACATATCTTTTAATAGTAATCTTTTTGGTGCATATGATTCCTATAAAGAATTCTTTAATTATTATTTAGAGCCCGAAACAATGCGTTTCCCAACTCGAAAATCAGAGTGGTCAATGAAGAACGACAGGACTGCAAATGTTGGCGTTTACGGCTCAGAGGACACAGATAAGGGGATATTTATAACAAATTATTTTTGTAAGGTTAATCCCGCGCAAGAAGGTATTGGTGATTATCCTCACGATGTTTGGATGAAGATGGTAGTCGCTAGTGATAACACGGTACTGCATGCAGAGTTTCTTCCTAGTATTCCTGCTATTTATGGTGGTTTAAATCAGAATGACGCACGAATGGTAAATACATCCGTTGCACATGAGTTGATGCCATTTCAGGACCAGATGAATAACATCATGAACAAGATGCTTCACGATATGAAGATTTCAATGATGAAAATTTTCACAATCGACCAGGATGCATTGGATGATGAGGTCAAAGATTACATCATGGATTCAATGAGCGAAGGCACATTGTACTCAAAGCAACATGCGATATTTTATTCCGGATCAAAGATGGCGGACCTTGGTTTAAATGCTAAGGATTTTATAACTGTGGTTGATGTCCAGAAAGAGATGGCGTCATCAATATCTCAAGCAATGACTTCAGTTACGCAATTGCTTAATCTAGTTGAGCGACTACTTATTCTATCGCCACAGGAACTGGGGCAACCAGCACCTCGTGAAATCTCTGCTACAGAGGTAACAGAGATAGCTACAACTACGCAGGCAATATATTCGTTTATATCAGAAGGTATAGATGAATTAAGAGGTGGGGCTAAGAAGATGTTATTTGAACATTTAGTTTCTTGTAGTAATGAGGAATTTAAAGTTCCTGTTATCGGAAGATATACAGAAGATGTGGTGAAAAGGGCAGGGCTGCTAGATGCAGACGAGGGTGAACTAGATCGGAATCCGCAGTCGAAGCGAACAGTTATCGGGAAGCCTGAAGTATTATTCCATGAGTACAACTTCTCATCAAGAGATGGGGCAGAGCGAGCCGTTAATACACAGTCTGCACAAACTTTAGCAGGGTTACTCCAACAGGTCGTTTCCGTTCAGCCAATTATGCAGGCAGTAGGAACTGAAAAGGTACTAGAGATAATGAATGAAATATTCAGACTGTCAGGTGCAGCATATGATTTAAATATTGAAACAGAAAGCCAGGAGGATATGTCCCTTGCTAATACTCAGTTTGTTGAACAGTTAAAACAACAAGTTCCCCAACTCATGCAAATACTCGAAGGTATGAATCAAGAGGTTCAGTCAATTAAGGGTGCATTAGCTCAACCAGCACCACAAGGTGCTCCACCCCCACCGCAACAATTTCAGGCAGGAATGCCTCCACAAGAACTTGCGCCTCCCCCTCAGGGAATGCAACAACCAGTACAGTAAATGAGTGAAGAAGTAACTAGTGAAAGCGAACCACGTGAAGAGAAAACAGTAGGGAATTCATTATTAGACTCCCTTTTTGCCGCGGCAGAATCTGAGGAGTCAGCACCTCCGGTCGAGGTTGCCGAGGAAGAAGTTGAACCTGAGTTTGACCCCAATGAACCCCTTGCATTAACGGATATTATTAATGAACCTGAGTCTGTTCGGATAGAGGCAGAAGAACCTAAGCCTGAACCCGAACCTGAGGTAAAGGAGGAGGAACCAAGAAATCTTGAGAAGTTCGATAAGGATTTATTTGAAGGCGGTTTACCCGACCCAAAGGAAGTTGAGCCCGAACCCGAACCCGAACCCGAACCTAAAGCTGAGGTTGAACCCGAACCTGAACCCGAACCTGAGGTTACCCTAACCGAAGACCAAGATAAGAGGTACCAGTTAGCTAAATTTGCAGAAGAGAACTTCAGTGAGCATAAAGGTTTAGCTAAGAAATATTTAAATTTCTTTGATGAGCAAAAGAAATATATAGACGAGCGATTAATCGAAGACCCGAATGCTAAGTTTGATGAAACAGACTATGAGTATCAAAATTTCCTTCAGCGTAAAAAGCCTAAATTCTCTCAGGATGACCTGGAGAAGGTGATTGAGAAAAGAACGATGAGTCGGGCAAAACAGGAAACTATATCTGAGTTGACGCCTGAAATTGAAAAACTTAAAGAGCAACAAAGAATCCTAAAGGTAGAACCTACGGTTAATAAGCTAAAGGAAGCTACGAGAGAGAGTATAAAAGACCTAATCCCAGAGGGTATGAGGGAGGTTATTGACAGTAAAGGCTCAGATGCTGCTTACGAGCAGAACCCTGTAGAGTTTGATATCGTTGATAAAGTTGCAACTTTCCACCAAGG